GATTTATATGCTACCTAGCGGTCAGACCATCGGAACCTACCAACCCGTGCTGCAAACTACCGAGCGCACAATGAATAATGACTTTGTAATTTATGGAGAGTAATATCCGCCTTCTTAATCTGGCATCATACACCACGCCACAAGTGAGCGAGAACCCTCGCTTGAGTTGGGTTGAGTATGGTGATGACAATGACTTCTTCGGTTACCTCATCGACCTATACAACGCCAGCCCTACCAACAATGCCGTCATCACGGGAATCATCGATATGATTTATGGAAAGGGTATTGATGCGGTAGACCCTGCCGAAAACCCTGCGGGATATTTAGAGTTGAAGCGCCTCATCCAACCTGAGCAGCTTAAGCGTGTGGTCAATGACTTCTATATGCTTGGCAACGCTGCCTTTCAGGTCATCTACACCGCTGACAAGAGCAAGATTGCAGAGGTATACCATATGCCTGTCGAGACCTTGCGTGCTGAGAAGTGCAACGAGGAGGGTGATATTGAAGCATACTACTACGCCTACGATTGGACTAAGGTGCGTAATAAGACGCAAGCAGAGCGCATCCCTGCCTTCGGGTACGGAGCAGCAGGCGAGAAGGTAGAAATCCTTTATATGCGCCCCTATCGCAGCGGCTCGTACTACTACTCCCCCGTTGACTATCAAGGCGGTCTGCCATACGCAGAGATGGAGCAAGAGATTGCCAACTACCACATCAACAATATCAAGAACGGACTCGCTCCGTCTATGATTATCAACTTCAATAACGGCATCCCACCGCAAGAGGAGCAGGATAATATCGACTTCGCCATCAAGCAGAAGTGGAGTGGTAGCAACAATGCAGGCAAGTACATCTTGGCCTTCAACGATGATAGCCAGAAGGCGGCTACGGTGGAACCCGTGAGCCTATCAGATGCCCACCTTCAGTACGAGTTCCTTTCAAAGGAATCAACGAGCAAGATTCTAGTAGCCCACCGCATCACCTCACCGATGCTCTTTGGAGTAAAGGACAACACGGGCTTGGGTAACAATGCCGATGAGATTAAGAACGCATACAACCTTTTGGACAATGCGGTAATCCGCCCCAAGCAAGAGGAGCTTGCAAGTGGCATCGACAAACTGCTTGCCTACAACAAGGTCAACCTAGACCTCTACTTTAAGACCTTGACTCCTGCTGAGTTTGCAGATGTCAAAGAGGTAGGCGATGAAGTATCTACGGAGGTCGTTGTAGACACCCCCGCTGGAGACGTACAGGAAGAACTCATCCAGAAGGAGGCATCGTACAACGGAGCGCAGATTGCAAGCTCGTTGGATATTATGCGTGCCGTGAGCGAGGGAGTCCTTACGCAAGACCAAGCCATCACGTTCCTTGTTCAGATGCTTCAGTTTGAGCCAGAGGTTGCACAGGCCCTTTTTGTAGGTAACTCATCAGCGGTAATCACGCAGATGAAAGCACAGAAAGGAGGAGGGGATAGCCGCCCTTTTCTTCAGGAGGAGCTTGCTGCTGAACTGGTAGCCAAGCTCCAAGAGATTGGAGAAAGTGAAGAAGACCTACTCAAAGAGTTTGAGATGGTCGATGCTGAGATTGTCGATGATGAGGAGGCCGAGTACGATGTAGAGGCATACCTCAACTCACGCACCGAACTGGCTGCTCAGGATAAGAGCGAGCAAGATACGGAGCGTTACAAGGTACGCTACTTCTATGCTATCGGAACTAAAGAAAAACCCAAAGGCTCAAGCCGCACTCTCTGCCGCACATTGATTGGCGCAGCTCGTGTGTACCGCAAGGAGGACATCGAGCAGCTAAGCTCTAACGGAGGCGCAGAGGCGCAAGGGAAGTCGTATAGCGTATGGCTCTACAAGGGTGGTGCTAACTGCTACCATCGCTGGGAGCGCAGGGTATACCGCAAGAAACTAACCAAAGACGGCAAGGTCTGGGGAGGCGGAACGCTCAACGGCACCGACATCATCAACGTGAATGAGGCAGTACGTCAGGGCTTCAAGTTACCCAAGAACGCTAAGGCGGTAGCTATTGCACCCATCGAGTCGGACTATCAAGGGTACACCGCTGAGTACGCCCGTGAACACGGGATTCCCAAATAGTCGCAACATCTGATTCTTGAGGTTTATTAGTTATGGCATACGCCCTTTTTGTATCTCCTGATGACATCGTGAAGCGCACGGGTATCTCTGGTAACGTAGACCGTGACCAGATGGTGCAGTTTATTAAGACTGCCCAAGACATCCACATCCAAGCCCTGCTAGGCACGGCCCTTTACGACAAGCTCAAGAACGATGTGCTAGCGAATACGCTTGCTGGCAATTACGCAACTCTGATGAATGAGTATGTCCAAGACGTATTGGTTCACTACACTATGGTAGAGCTGATGCCTTTCTTGGCGTACAAGTTGAGCAACGGGGGTGTATTTAAGAAGCAGAGCGAGAACTCTGAAGGCATTGACAAGAGTGAGCTGGAGTACCTCATCCAAAAGGAGCGAGATACGGCAGAACACTACGGAAGACGTTTGGTCAGCTACCTGACCTTTTACGGAAGTTTAACCCCAGAGTACTACGCCAACCAAAATGGCGAGATGTACCCAACAGACGGACAATCATTTCACGGATGGTACCTATGAAGTACGGAGTAAAGCGGGAGAATATCCAGAAGCTGAAGTTGTTTTTAAGTAAAGCGAAAAAGAAATGAGTAACCTTATCAGCTGGGGTATTGTCTATTGTTCCTCTTGGTTCGGCCAAGTGGATGAAACCACTTTGTCCATCCAAAACGAATCAGCACCCCCGTGCTTCGCTCCTGTTAACGAAATCGCTGATGAGTTCGTTGACCGAGTTACTGCCGATGGTGGTGTTGTAGAAGGTTACGATTGCTTGGTAGGGGCATTGCAGGATTTAGGAGAGGACACCTACTACGATATTTTTGATACTTACATCCAGCGTATGACCGATGACGGAGCAACATTGGAGGGAGAAGAATGCTTGATTGACCAACTATTTATTTTGAACTGATGAGCTATTTTGACGATGCCAGCTTGGTGATGATTCCAAGCGGATATAAAGACCAGAAGGTCTACTCGGTGAAGCCTTTGGATGGGTCGGGAGACCTTACGTTCAGCCGTGCCTCAAGTGCAACCCGTGTTGCAAGTAATGGCCTTATTGAGAAGGTGCGGACTAACTTGCTTTTGCAGAGCAATACGTTTAGTAGTGTTTCTTGGACTAACAACAATGCTACACTAACATCTGGTCAAGCAGACCCTTTTGGTGGTTCAAACGCTTGGAAAATGGAGGCTACTATATCCACTCAATCAGATTTACGGCAAACAGTTTCTGGTGCTGCTGGGTATTCAATTTACGTAAAGGCTGGTAATTACAATTTTTTTAGTCTTTGGACTGGTGCCGCTGGAATTGCTTTTGATTTATCGGCTGGAACCGCTGGGGCTGGAGGAACAATTACAAGCGTTGGCTCGGGTTGGTATCGTTGCTCAGTGGCTACTTCAACTACTGGCTCAGTAACGCTTATTCCGTTCTTTTCGGCAAATGCTGGTGATTTCGTTTATATTGCTTTTGCTCAAGCAGAGCCAACTGACGTACCTACGGACTACATCGCCACCACCAGCGCAGCAGTAAGCGTTGGCCCTGTTAGTGGGTTACCCCGTTTGGACTACTTGAATAGTACTTGTCCTCGCCTGTTGCTTGAGCCGCAGCGTTCCAACTTGATGCTATACTCGGAGCAGTTTAATAACGCAGCTTGGAGTAAGAACGCCACGACAATAACGGCAAATGCTGCTACTTCGCCCGATGGTTACACGAATGCAGATAAATTGATTGTAGACAACGGAGCTTCTCTGTCAAGCATTAGCAACTATGCACTTCAATCAATCACAAAGGCTGCGAGTGCAATTCAGTACACCTATTCTGCCTTCGCAAAACAGGGCGGACTTAATAGAGTAATCATAGTTGCACAGGGAGCAAGTTTTGCAAATAATGCTTCCGCTACATTTTCACTTGTTAATGGTACCATTACTACCGCTGCCGTATCCGTTGGAGACTTTACTGGTGCTTCTGCTTCCGTTAGCGATTACGGTAATGGGTGGTATCGTTGCACTTTAGTTTTTACAACTAATACTGACACTGATTTAATTATTCGCAACATCCCAACCGATAGTACCTTGACTACTGGAAACGGAACGAATGGCATCCTAATCTATGGCGCACAACTTGAAGCAGGAGCCTACGCCACCTCGTACATCCCCACATTGGGAACGAGCGTTACAAGGGTTGCGGATGCTGCTTCTAAAACGGGCATTAGCTCGCTTATCGGGCAGACGGAGGGGACTATCTTTTTTGAGGCTGACGTAACAAATAGTTTCGGTATTCAGTTAGGAAATTCAACAAGCAGTAACGACTACGTCAATTCAATTCAAATAGCAATTTCTGCATCTTCAACAAATGCTGGATGCCACGTAGGTGGAGTGTCGCAAATGAATTTTGGAGGAGCTGGAAGAACGGGAGTACAAAAAATAGCACTTGCTTATAAACAAAACGATTTTGTTCTCTACGCAAACGGAACGCAATTAACTACCGACACTTCAGCAAGTGTTCCAGCTATGGCTGCTATCATTTACAACCACGTAGATTTGGGTACTCAAAATGGTAAGGTAGCTCAAACCCTACTTTTCAAGACCCGTTTAACTAACGCCCAACTGGCAGAATTGACCACGCTATGATGACTGCCCCAAGTTTGTATAGTACGAATTCTTTTGTATATTTACAAAAAGAATCTGCTATGGAAATTTGGAAAGACATCAAAGGGTACGAGGGATTGTATCAAGTTTCAAACGAAGGTCGTGTGAAAGCGTTGAGCCGAGTTGTAAAATCACGTTGGGGAACACCCAAGCCGTTGAAGGAAAAAGAGATTCGTGAAGTAGTTGATTCGCTCGGCTACTCACGTTTGTCTTTGTCTAAAGATGGTAAGGTTAAGACCCACAAGATTCACCGCTTGGTTGCTGAAGCGTTTTTAGTTGGCGAAGGCCACATCAATCACATTGACGGAAACAAGCAAAACAACCAAGTTTCAAATCTTGAGTTCTGTACGAGTAAGCAAAACCATAATCACGCATTTGAAAGCGGCTTACGCCCAAGTAAATATTATACTCCGATTGTATGTAACGAGACTGGCGAGATGTTTGAGTCAAAGTCCGCCCTTGCTCGTTCACTTGGAGTTTCGGCAGTTATGGTTTCTTCTTACGTTCGTGGTAATATGAAACACATCAAAGGAAAAACTTACACACAATTACAATGAGATTCCAAAAATTTGAATTCACGCCCACTCAATGGGCTACGGCTAAAGCCAAGATTGAAACCACTACAACCAATCCTGATGGTGAGGTTGTAACCACTTGGAATCCCGAGCTGGTTACGGCAGTAGTTGAGTTGGGGCACCTCTGCACCGAATGGGGTACGGATGAGGAGGGAAACCAAGTTTGCTTGAAGACCTCACCGAAGTACGCAGTAGATATCCTGTGGACTGGTGAGCCTCTTGCTACCTCTTTTGCCTCTTACGTTGTATGGCCTGCTCCTTGTGGTGTGCATATCATCGCAGGATGGGAGCAAGCATACGCAGAGGAATACTGCAAGGCTAACCCCGATGCTGCTTACTGCCAACCTCCTGTACCTCCTGTTGAGCAATGACAAAGGAATCTGCTGATTCAGTTATCACGTCTTGGTCTTTAACAGGCGCAGGACTACTCGTAGGCTACGTGCATCAGATTATGGGCTTGGCGGTGCTTATGGCATCGCTCGCCTACACTTTCTGGAAGTGGCGCAGGGATTGGCTAAAGGAGAAGAATCGTGCTAATTGAGCGACTCTTTAAGAATCCCAAGACCACCATCTTGGGACTTCTTATTATTGGGCTATGCTTCGTTCTGGTGTTCTACCAGCGAGCAACCCTTACGGAGGTATCTGCGTTCCTGATGGGAGCGTTTGCACTTATGTTTTTAAAAGACCCTAACGATGGCAAAGCAACAGGCGGTAAGTAAGTTCATCAGCAAGAGCAAGAAGCGAGGCAAGCATTCAAAGAGTGCAAGCAGCAACAAGGCGAGCAAGAACTACAAGAAGCCCTACGGAGGGCAAGGGCGATGACCAAGAACTTTACGCTTGCTGAACTGACCAAAACGAATACAGGCCTTCCTAACGCTTTACCGAAGCACTTGGAGGGAAACCTTCGTGCGCTTGCAGAAAACGTCTTACAACCTGCGAGAGATGCGTTAGGAGCGATTGAGGTAACGAGTGCGTATCGTTCACCTGCGGTAAACAAAGCCGTAGGCGGTAGCAAGACCTCGCAGCACGTACAGGCTCAAGCGGCTGACCTCAAGTACGCAGGAGGCAACGATGTCCTGTTCCATTGGATTGCTGACAATTTGGAATACGACCAGCTCATCTGGGAGTTTGGCACGGATAGTGAGCCTGCGTGGGTTCACGTGAGTTATGTAGAGGGCAACAACCGAAAACAAAAACTAAAGGCAGTAAAAGTCAATGGCAAAACCAAATACCTCCAATTTTGATGAATGGCTTAACCAACTTGAAGAAAAAGAAGTACCAACTTGCAGCATTGACAATCCTGAGTGTGACTCTTGCGGCAGTTAGCGGATGCCGTACTGCTCAACCTATCCTGCAGAGTGTGATTGTCAAGGACACGGTGATTGTAACCGAAACAAAGTACCTGCTGGACACGCTGGAGGTGCTAAAGGACACGACCATCTACCAAGACAAGGTGCGCCTTCAGCTCAAGTACATAGACCGAAAGGTCGTGGTTGAGGCCACCTGTGAGCCTGATACAATCCGTGTGACCCAAACCAAGATCCTCGCCAAGCAAGAGCCGAAGGTCAAGAAGTGGAACTTTGATATGTACATCGGAGCATTGGCGTTCATCCTGACGTTTGCCTACCTCATCAAGCGGTGGATTGACAAACTGACTGAATAGGTCAATAGAGGCTATTTATATGCGTTCTAATACACTTTCTACCTAAAGTGGAGTGGTTATATGTTTGAGCGTATAAA